GAATCTTATGCGACACTAGAGTTACAACAAGACACAAACGACTATATTCTTCCAAACGAAGTTATGGAAGTAAGAGAAGTTTTTCGTCGAAGCATTGGTTCACGAACAGGTGGTGGAGATGGCGGAACAATATTTGAACCATTTAATCTTGCCTATACCAACACATACTTGTTAAGTTCCACACAAATGGGCGGACTTGCAACCTACTATGCTTTTGCAGGTTATCAAGAACTTGTAGGAAAAATGTTTGGTAGTTTTATTAACTTTAAATTTGAACCCGTTAGTAAAAAATTAACAATTATGCAAAGACCTCGAGGTACTGAACAAGTGTTATTACAATTATATAACATTAGACCCGATGTTGCTTTGTTATCAGATCCTTATGCTGGACAATGGCTAAAAGATTATACTTTAGCAGTATGCAAATATATGCTTGGTGAAGCACGTGGCAAATTTGCTACTATTGCCGGTCCACAAGGTGGAACTTCATTAAATGGCGATGCACTCAAAGCCGATGCAACAGCAGAAATGGAAAAATTAGAGCAAGAAATAAACAATTATATTGATGGTTCTAAGCCACTATCGTTTATAATTGGCTAAAAATTGCTTGACAAAATCATTCTAACAGCATATAATTAAACTTTACATGGGATATATAAATTTACTATGATTATTGGATTCGTAGGACTTATTGGTTCTGGAAAAGATACCTGTGCTGACATCCTTGTTAGCGAAGGCGGGTATAAACGTGTTAGTTTTGCTACCACCCTCAAAGATGCTGTTGCGGCTGTATTTGGTTGGGACAGAGAAATGCTTGAAGGCAATTCAGAAGAGTCACGTGTTTGGCGTGAACAGGTCGACGAATGGTGGGCAGAAAAACTAGGTATGCCTAAACTCACTCCTCGATGGGTATTACAGTATTGGGGTACAGATGTTCTGCGTAAAGGATTTCATGACGATATCTGGATTGCTAGTTTAGAAAATAGACTATTACAAATGAAACAGGATGCTGTTATTAGTGATGTGCGTTTTCCTAATGAAGTTAAGATGATTAAACGATTAAGAGGTAAAGTTTATCGTATTAAACGTGGACCTGAGCCTAAATGGTGGGAAGATGCTATCAAACAAAACGAACATAATAAAGAAGCACTGGTTACTAAGAATATGATACTTACTGATAAGATGAAAGAACATTGGCCCGATGTGCATCAAAGCGAATATGCATGGGTGGGTGAAAAAGTAGACGACACTATTGAAAATGATGGCACACTTGACGAGTTACATCAAGCAGTTAGAAATCAGGTGTTAGGTCTCCCTGTTTCCAAGTAACTCCTTCTTTTTGTAGTATTCTTTGACAATTAGCACATATAGTTTTTAAATTAGAATACCTAGTATTGTTTAGTTTTCCGTCAATATGAAATACGTTAAACTGTTCCGAGTGTTTGCTCTCAAACCCACATTTTTCACACTTGTTTTGCATACGATACCCTGATTGGTACCACGAAGGTGTACTGGGTTTTCTACCTGTTGCACATTGCTCGCACTTGCTTCTATAATAGGCCTTCTTACCTTTGTAATAGTTTATAGCAACAGGTCTTTTCTTACACAGTTTGCATAACGATCTAGTCATAACTGTATTTACCCGCCCTTTTCGACCCCTTTTTCAATGTGAATTGTTGCTGTTTTTTTGGAGAACAGTATAAATATGTTTAAGTAATAAAATGACTTACTTAATAAAAAGGAGTAACTAAAAATGGCACTATCATCACCAGGAGTAGAAGTCAACGTAATTGACGAAAGTTTTTACACGCCTGCCGCGGGTGCAACCGTTCCACTAATTATGGTGGCAACTGCTGAATCTAAACCAAACGGTTCAGGCACAGGAACAGCCGCAGGTACATTAAAATCAAATGCAGGAAAGGTGTACTTAATTACATCTCAAAGAGAATTAACAGATACATTTGGTAATCCAACATTTTACACAGATGCATCAAACAATCCGCTACACGGTAGCGAACTTAACGAATACGGTCTACAAGCGGCTTACTCATATTTGGGTGTGGCTAACAGAGCATACGTTGTAAGAGCAGATGTTGACCTAGGAGAACTTTCAGGTTCTGCTAGTTCACCAGCCGGTCCAGCGGTAGACGGAACATATTGGTTTGATACAGACGATTCAAACTATGGTATTTTTGTATGGGACAAATCAGCACAGAAGTTTACAAATGTTACTCCGACAATTATTTCTTCTGCAAGTGATTTAGTAGGCTGGAGTGGTGCCACATACACAGGTGTTAAATCAAGCGTAGGTGCAGTTGGTGACTATGCTATTGTAACATGGAATACAGAAAATAAAGTTTGGTATAAAAATTCAAGCAACAACTGGGTACAAGTAGGTTCTGAAGATGAAAGTTATTTTAATAACGCAGGCTTTGATTCTGCTACAACTTGGTCTGCTACAACTTGGGCATCAAGTCATGCAACAGTTATTGGATCTAAATCACCAGGCTCTTTAGCAAACGGTGGTGCGATTATTATCAATGGCCAAACTGTAACAAACAGTGGTGCAACAGTTGAAACACTAGCACAATCAATTAACACTAAATCAAGACAATTGAATATGGGTGTTGGTGCTAAAGTTACAACAGCAGGTAGATTAGAACTTTACAGCGATGGAACTTCAAAAGCAGACGGTTCATCAATGGATGGCGGAATTCTAGTTCAAATTCCAAGAGATGGAAGCGGAAATGCTACAAGCACATACGTAGGTCCTAGTGTTGCTGACACAGGTGACTTAGGTATTGTTGAAGGTTACTATGCAGGTCCGGCTTTACAAATTAGTGCTCACACAAAAATTCCTCAATGGAAATCAGGTGACACAGTTGACATAGGTGCTACAACTTATGATGCAATTAGACCAAATGGTTCTGTATGGATTAAATCAACAGATCCTAATTTAGGTGCTAGTTGGAAATTAAAACTTTACAGCAGTGCAACAGGATTATGGACAACTGTTAATGCTCCAATTTACAACAGTGCGGCAGAAGCCATCAAGGCAATGGATGCTACTGGTGGAACAAAAATTTCCACAGGTATGTTGTTTATTAAAGCAAACACTACTGGATCAACTGATCCGTTAGCACAGTTTAAAATTTACAGACGTGTAACTCCTTCTCCTACAACTGCAACTGGCGGTGTTAATAATCCGGCATTTACAGCAGGAACAAAAGAGTTTACAATTAGCGAAACTATTGCCGGCAATGCTACACCAAGAACAGCACAAACAGTAACATTTACTGGAACAACTGCTGAAGATATGGTAGCGGCAATCAGTGCTGAAGGTTTAACAAACGTATTAGCAGAAGTAACGGCAACAGGTGCTGTTAAAATTTCACACAAATTAGGTGGCGAAATTATTTTAACAGAAGTTACAGGAAATCCTTTAACTACTGCTGGCTTTGTTACTACTAAACCTGATAATGTTTACAGTGCTCCAGCAGACAGCGGTGCAACTATTGTTATTTCTAACTGGAAACCATTAGTTTACACAGCATCAGCAGGTGCTCCTAGTTCAACACCAGAAGATGGTACATTATGGTATTCAACTACACTTGACGAAGTTGATATCATGGTACACGACGGTGTGACTTGGAGAGGTTATCACAACGTAAACGCAGGAACTGAAATTATTGTTTCAGCAACACAACCAACTGTACATACAGATGGAAATGTTTTAGTAAATGGCGACATTTGGGTTGATTCATCTGCTTCAGAAGTATATGGTCAAAACATTTACAAATGGGACGGCAACAATTTAGAATGGGTTGCTGTTGATGTAAGTGATCAAACTACAGAAGATGGTATTTTGTTTGCTGATGCACGTTATGGTTACACAGGTGCTACAGGTGATACTGCGGCAGATATTAGTGAATACCTAACAAGCGATTATTTAGATCCAGACGCTCCAGATCCAGACTTATATCCAAGAGGTATGTTGTTATGGAATACTAGACGTTCTGGTTATAACGTTAAGAAATTTGTTAAAGGTCATATCGACCTTAACGATAATAACGGACGTAACATTCGCTTCCAAGGTTCAGGAACTTCTTACAATGGCGGAACTGACGAATCAATGGCTTCTTACAAAGTTGACCGTTGGGTTGGTTGGAACACAACAGCAGAAGATGGTTCAGGATTATTTGGTAGACACGCACAACGTAAAACAGTTGTTGCGGCAATGAAATCAGAAATTGATACTAACCAAGACTTACGTGATGAAGAAACAAGAACATTCACATTGTTAAGTGCACCTGGTTATACTGAAGCAACAAGTAACCTTGTTAACCTAAACGTTGACAGAGGAATTACAGGCTTTGTTGTTGCAGACACTCCATTTAGATTAGGTAGCACAGCAACTGAACTATTGAACTACGGTAACAATGGATCAAATGCTTTAGCAGATGGTGAAAAAGGTTTCTTAACTTACGATGAGTATATGGCAACTTTTTATCCGTCAGGATTTACAACAGACGTAAATGGTAACAACATTGTTGTTCCACCAAGTTACATGATGTTAAGAACTATTGCATTAAGTGATGCAGTTTCTTATCCATGGTTTGCACCAGCAGGTACAAGACGTGGTGGTATTACTAACGCTTCAAGTGTTGGTTACATCGACGGTGAAGGTGAATTCAAAGCAGTTGCATTGAATGAAGGTGTTAGAGACACAATGGCTCAAGTTAAAATTAACCCATTAACTTATATCACAGGTAGTGGTTTAGTTAACTTCGGTCAATTTACTAGAGCAAGAAATGCCTCAGCACTTGATAGAATCAACGTTGCGAGATTGGTTGCATATCTAAGACGTCAATTAACATTGTTGGCTAAACCATTTATGTTTGAGCCTAACGATAAGATTACAAGAGATGAAATCAAACAAGCGGCTGAAAGTTTATTACTAGAACTTGTAGGTCAAAGAGCACTTTATGACTTCTTGGTAGTGTGTGATGAGTCAAATAACACACCTTCAAGAATTGACAGAAGTGAACTTTACTTGGATATTGCTATTGAGCCAGTGAAAGCGGTGGAATTTATATACATTCCATTACGTTTAAAGAACACAGGTGAAATTGCAACTCTAGGGGCAAACTAATGGTGATAAATAACATTATAAAAGGAGCAAATTAAAATGGCAATTTCAAGTTTATCAAGATTCACAGTGCCACTAGCAAGTGATCAATCATCCTCTACACAAGGATTGTTGATGCCGAAACTCAAGTATCGCTTTAGAGTGACGCTTGAAAATTTTGGTGCAGGAAGTCCGGTAGTTGAATTGACAAAACAAGTTATCGACGTTGCAAGACCAAACGTTAACTTTGAGTCAGTGGCAATCGATGTGTACAACTCAAAGGTTTACTATGCTGGTAAGCATACATGGCAACCTATTGCATTAACAGTACGTGATGACGTATCCAATGCAGTTAACAAGTTATGTGGCGAACAGTTACAGAAACAGTTTGACTTCTTCGAACAGTCAAGTGCGGCTTCGGGTATAGATTACAAATTTAAAACTAGAATTGAAATACTAGACGGTGGAAATGGTGCTAATGCTCCTGGCGTCCTTGAAACTTTTGAACTAGTAGGTTGTTTCATTCAAGATATTAACTACAATCAGTTAACATACAGTGATTCAAACCCAGTTGATATCCAAATGTCAATTCAATACGATAACGCTATCCAGACTAACGGTGCTGGTCAGCCAGATGGTATTGGTCAAGCAATTGGAAGATCAATTAGAACTTTAGCAACAGGCTAATAAAAGTAATTAAAATTAAGGCCGGAGACCAAAAAATCTTCGGCCTTTTTTTGTGACTAAATAATAGTATGGCAAACAAACTTACAAAATTTCTTGGTAGTGTAGTTGGTGGAATTTTTGGCGGTGAAGGTGATATGAGAGATTACCAACACGCGGCTAGATTGTTCACTGATAACACAATGGCTCTTGCACCAAAGGTTGGTTTTTTATATCACGTTTACTTTGGATTTGACGGTGCGGCTAGTAGAGCACCAATTCCTTTTGGTTTTGATTTATTTGGATTTGCAAAAAGTCAACCACAAATTGAATGTGGTATGTTAGTTAAAAGTGTTAAGTTACCTGGAATACAAGTTAATACAGAAACAAAAAATCAATACGGTAAGAAAACAAATATTCAAACAGCAATACAATATACACCAGTAACATTTACATTCCATGACGATAATTCAAATGTTGTCAGTGGTATGTGGGAACAATATTTCAAATACAATTACGCTGATTCGCAGTATGTTGATGCTTTACAACAAACGCCAACATACAGTCCTATTCCGTCAGGACATTTTAAATTTGGTTTAGATTCGAATCGATCAAGAAGATTTTTTAATGAGATAAGCATATATCAATTAAGTAGACAAAAATTTAAACAGTTTCAACTTATCAATCCTATGATTTCACAATGGGACGCACCACAACACGATGCTGGAAATTCTGCTCCTGTAGAAAATCAAATGACAGTAATCTACGAAGGTATTAGATATTCTGAAGGTAGTGTGAGATCAAGTCCAGGCGGCTTTTCAAGTATACACTATGATAAGACTCCTTCTCCGTTAAGTGTTATGGGCGGAGGTAGTGCAACATTGTTTGGTTCTGGTGGTGTAATTGCTGGGGGACTGGATGTGTTTGGTGATTTAATGGATCCGAATGTAAGAACAAATCCTTTAGCATTAATAGGGACGGCCATTAAAGCAAAAAATACTATCGAGAATGCAAAACAATTAGCCAAAGCAGGTGTAAGCAATGAAGTTGAAAGCATTGCAACCAAGGCAATTATTAATGGAACTCAGCGTACAATTAATGTTGCAGGTGCTAATAAATTAGATCAAAGTAAAATTACACAAGGAGCATCAACAAGTCCAACAGGATTACAACCAGGACAGTTACCTGCCGGAACAGTAACTAGAACTGCCGATGGAGCGATATTAACAGAAAATGCCAACGGAACTATAACAGTAGATCTAAATGGTGTTTCAAACGAATAAGAGATAAAAATGTTAAAAGTAATTCCATTGCGTGAACAATATGAACTAGGACCTTTAAGAGGTCAGGTTGAAGATTATATAACAGAGACATTAGCAACAATAGATAAAACCCAACTAGAAGATCTAGCAACTAGAACAGGTAATAGATATGTTACAGGTCCTATAAGAAAATGGTTAGGAGAAAAATTATCCGTTGCATTTTATTTTAATCTTCATAATAATAAAAATCAAAAAGTATTAGACATAGGTACAGGTGCTGGATGGATGGTATATTTGTGTAAGAAATTAGGACACGATGTTCTTGGAACAGATATAAAAAATAGACATGATTACGAACCTGTATACGAGTTTTTAAATATTCAAGATCGAGTTATTCAAGAACTAGTGTATGCAAATACTAAATTAAATTTACCACAAAAATATAACTTAATTACTTGCATGAGAGGTTTCTTTTCTACAAGAGGAGAAACAGTATGGACAAAGAAAGAATGGAAATTTTTCTTTAATGATATACAAAATTATTTAGAAGACGACGGACACATATATCTAGGAATGAACAGCGGAGGAAAAAGACTTCCGTATAAAATATTACCTGAAAGTGAAAAGTCTCATTGGGGACCTACAGATGTTGGCGAATGGTTAGAACCATATGTATTACCAGCACACTGTAGAATAAAAGGATATATGAAACACGCTATTCTATTAAATAAAAATCAACTAAAGGAGATAGTAAATGGCTGATTATTCTAATTTACCAAAAGAAGGCTTAAACAGTAACACTGGTAAAAGCAGTTCTGATGCTACCATCCGATATTTTGACGCATACGGTAAAGCACCATTAGAATTTAATGCATCTGAAAGTGACACTGTAATTTCTTTTTTTACAAAACGTGGTATGGAAGAACAAGCGGCAAAAACTGTTGCACTGATTGTTTTGAAACAAGCAAAAATTGACGGTGTAAAAGTTCGTGACTTGTTGGATGAAATTAAAGATTTTGATAGCGTTCAGTTGAGTGATGTACTAGGTGAAATTTTAAATGTTAATAGAATAAAAACTTCAACCCTAGGAACAGCAAAACCAACTGAAACTAATAATATCGCAAAAAGAAATATTTTAGCGTAATGAAGTTTGCTCAAGGAAAATACGAACTCAAGAATCCTGAAAAATATATTGGAACTAAAACTCCAAGATATAGATCAAGTTGGGAATGGCACTTTATGAAGATGTGTGACGAACATCCTGCTGTTGCCAAGTGGGCAAGTGAAAGCATAAAGATTCCTTATAGAGATCCGTTGACAGGAAAATACACTGTATATGTTCCAGACTTTTTTATTGTTTACGCTAATAAAAAAGGAAAGACCAAAGCAGAAATAATTGAAATTAAACCAGACAATCAAACCATGCGAGAAAGTGTGGGGAAAAATGGATATAATCAAGCACAATATATTAAGAATCGTGCAAAATGGGAAGCCGCAAGTGCTTATGCCAAGCAACACGGTATATTTTTTAGGGTAATAACTGAAAAAGATTTATTCCACCAAGGCAAAAGAAGGTAAGTAATAGTATGACTAAGAAACTAGAAGAACTGTTGGATCTACCAGAGGTAGAAGAAGTTATGTCCAAAGTTGAAGAACCAACAGTAGAAAAAACAAAGCAAACTGCTGTCAAAGAAACAAACAGTATGCAACGATCGATCGCAGAGTTTGACAAAATTACTGCCGCACTTCCAATGGTTAAAGGATTGGGAGAATTAGCGGATAAAGAACTTGATGATCTAGCCGAAAAAGCAACACAGAGTTATGAAGATCTAATGGACTTGGGCATGAACGTAGATTCACGTTATAGTGGTAGGGTGTTTGAAGTGGCTAGCAATATGCTTAAAAATGCCATAGATGCTAAGAGTCAAAAACTGGATAAAAAGTTAAAAATGATCGAATTGCAACTTAAAAAGCAGGCAGTAGACCAAAAAGCGGGCGATAATATTGAAACAATAGACGGAGAAAGCGTTATTGTAACCGATCGTAATGCTCTTTTAGACCGTATATTAAACAAAGACAAAGATAAATAAACGTATATAAAGGATTTAAACTATGAGTGAATTTAAGAAATTTTTAGCAGAAGCATCTAAACAGTATGATTTTGTAATTAAAATCGCAGGAGACTTACCTGAGTCTTTTGAAAACAAATTAGAAACAGCACTATCTAAGTACGAAGTTGCTAACCTATCATCTGCCAAAAAAACTCCAATTCAAAAACTTCCTTTAGATTTTCCAGAATACAAAAATATGGAAGTTACCATATATGAAACAACAGTTAACTATCCTGTATCAACAACAGAATTAAAACAATATATTGCAGATTATTTTAGTCACGATTTAAATAAAATTAGAGTACGCAAACCAGGCGAACCATATGAGCAATATCAAGCAGAAACAGAAAACAAACCATACGAATCAAAATTAATGGACGGTGAATATAAAGAAGTTGGATCAGTTAACAAAGACGATTTAGTTGTAACAGAAAAAGGTAAAGAAACTTTCTTACAAGGCCTTGCAAAAGAAGCCAAAGAAAGATTTAAGGAGGAAGACTAATGGCTAGTTATGAAATGATAGATGTGTTAACAAGATTAAGAGAACTTGACAAAAAGAATCCTAACGTCATTTCTGATGCTGTTAGCAACACCGAAAGAATGAACGGTGAACAAGTTGAAGAGGCTAAAAAAGCAAAACCAGATTTTTTAGATATGGACAAAGACGGCAACAAAAAAGAGCCGATGAAAAAGGCAGTTAAAGATGCTAAGAAAAAAGTAGACGAAACTATTACTATTACTGCTGATAGTCCTGAAGATCTTCCTGTATTACAACAAATTATGAAACTTGCTGGATTAAACAAAGTTAGTGCAGATGATATGCCTGACAGTGATAATTTACCAGTTATGAAAGCAGATCCAAGTGTTGGTTCTTGCGGTGATTCAGAACAAGAAGAAGGTTGGGACAACGAACCAGAAGAAGAATACAAAGAGTATGATCCTAACTATGCAAACTTAACCACAAGAGGCAAACCACAAAAAATTGTAAGAAGCCAAGGCGATAATCCACTAGAAGGAATAGAAGAAAAATTAAAAGACGAATATACTTCTTTTATTAATGAAAGAAAACTTTCAAAAGGCGAAGAAAAAACAAAAGAAAAATTTGTTAAAGGAATGAAAAAAGCCAAAGGTGATTTTAAAGATCGTTACGGTAAGGATGCAGAAGCAGTAATGTATGCAACTGCAACCAAGATGGCTAAAAAGAAAGCATAAGTTTTAAATCCTGCTACCTTGGGATTTTGCCCCGTGTAAAAGCGGGGCTTTTTTTTGACTGATTACAAATAAATATTATTATGAAGGATCAATACATTCAAGCCTTCTATGATATTGTTTGTGAGACCAAAGGTACACATGGTTACGAACTACCTGTTGAACTTGAATCTTACATCGTCTTTCTTTTGGCTAGTCATATAGACAAACCAGACTTTCTTCCTCAAGATAGTTTTGCAGAATCTTTACTAAAATTAAAAGAACCATTTACCTTAAATGCAAAAGAATTAGGCGACACCTGTTTATTTGTTACTGGTGTATTCCCCGAATATGGTACTAAAAGAGGCCTTAATGTAGTTTATTATAGCAATATAGGTAAAAGTAGTTATAGTATGGCTAAACAATATTTAAATGCAGATCTATTTGAAAATTTAAGCACACATTTTGACTTCTTGCGTAATTTTATTGATGTAGCAATCAATAAGCAAAATCAACCGCTAAATTTAAGATAAGTATATATATGGTACAAAACAGTAAAAGTCTCGACGGTGTTCTGGTCAAAAAAGCACATAAGAGAACTAGATATACAGAAAAAGAAATTCAAGAACTACAAGCCTGTGCAGATAAAGACACAGGTGCTATGTTCTTTATGAAAAATTTCTTTTATATCCAACATCCTGTTAAGGGTAAACTGTTATTTTCGCCTTTTGAATTTCAAGAACGTCTTGTAGACTCATATCACGACCATA